AAATTATGCAATGCTTTCAGGATCTCCACTTTAAAACTGTTACACACAGCTTGTACTATAGCCATAATAACCTCCTTTAAGGGTTCCTTGATTCGAGAGGGACACGAATGACACCGTCTCTATATTCGTCTCTACGATCACGCCCCATCTCATATGTGGCGAGATTCTTTACAGACTGATTATATTTTTTATCATACAGTTGTATCATGTCTGTCGGACCTTTCAAGTATGCAAGTCCTTCTAATATACAACCATATAACAGCACGTTGGGAGCATTTTGACTGATCCACGTGGAAGTATTGGAAGCCGATAATGTATCAGGCATCCTTAAATATGCAAGTTCAACAGCTGTGTTGGCACTTGGTGTCGGCGCAATATAATGCGTGTCTTGATCCCAATCAGCATAGTACTTAGGAGTACCCGTTGCTGTTCTATCAGGCCAATACTCTGTCATAAATGAAATATCCTTTTGTAGCAAGGTTGTTCTTTCATCCGCAATAACAATTTGAAGAAATCGAGTCGCTCTCCAGTCTCCTGGAAGGGAAAGAAAAGCATTATCTACGGTTAAATTAGCCGTGTCATATTTACGGTAATAACTGAGATCCACTTCCTTAAATAATTTATTTTCAACATTGACAATGAATGTATTAACAACAGCATCCGAGAGCACATCACTAGATGTCTCCGTATAATTTCTTACGTTTGTTAATAAATCAGAATAATCGGTCATGTCGTGGTCACTGTAACCTTTCCTACAAAACTATGCAATAAAGTTGGTTTATTAGGTTGTTGAACTCCTAGAGGCATCATACTTCTTACAAAGCCTGCATAAGCAGCTCCATTAGCACGGTATAAAGTAACGGGTTCCTCTAAAGTTTGAAAACTATTAACAGTGGTTCCTATATTACCTACGACTATATTAACATCAGCAATCTGAGGTTTAGCGTGTGCTAGTGATTGAGGATCCGTTGGATGATAGCGAGGATCTAATAGAGGGGATTTAGGTTCGTATTCTGAAGTATGAACCCACGATCCTGTCCATTCCTGGACCATTTCATTATAAGGGTATGCCTGTCCGTCACGATCCGAAATTCTTAATGCAAATCTACCAGTTGAATACTTTGCCATAATTAACCATTAATCACATAAAATTGAGGGACAAAATTAGAACTGACACTTTCTCTATCTTGAGCTGCTGCTTTTTGAAATTCTTCTTCATAAATTGCTTTTAAAACTTGAACTCTGTCCGGGGCATACTTCATAGCAAGATAATAAGCTAATCCCGCAGTAAGACACGGAAGAAAGCGAAATGGAATTTGATTATTATTGGTATAAGCCCCCGAATCAAACATACGAACTAATGCATAATATACTACCGTGTACGCTGTATCAGCGGCCGGATATAAATATAAGGTAGGCATAATGGTTTTTTCAAAATAATACTGAGTTGGCCTCCCACTTGATGTTTTAACTGTATAATTCCAATAAGTAGCTCGGCTTACCGGAGTCGTTGTATAATCATTGCCATTTGAATCTTGAATAACAAGATCGGTGATATCAATAATTTGTGCCGCGTCTCCCGCAGTAGTGCCGAACAAATCAGTATCCGTTAAACTTGTAGTAGTAGCTGCTATGGATTTAGATTGTTGTTGAATTGTCCATTGGTTCAATCCCCTATTAGCCCATTCCGCTAATAAAAGATTTAAAGAACGACGTGCGGTTCTTATTTCATAACCAGTACGATCTTGTAAACCGCACCGTTCAAAAGCTTCTTCTATAATTTCATCAATGGATAAATCGAAGTTCGCTGTGCTAGCATAAGTTGGCATTCTCTATTTTCTACCAGATGGCCCTGTTTGCAAAGTTCCAAGAACATGTTTCTTTCTTTGCATTGCTATATCTCTAGCTTTGGCTGCTCCAGAAGCTGCCGCTGATCTGCCTGTTGGCATATCTTTTTTCACTTTAGCTCTTCTAGCTTTCTCCGCTTTCATAATAGCTGCATCCTTAGATGATCGTCTGGTTTGCTTACTTTGCATACCAGCTTTGCTGCTACTTGGTTTGGTTTGCTTACTTTGCATACCAGCTTTGCTACTGCTAGCTTTGGTTTGCTTACTTTGCATACCCGCTTTGCTGCTACTACCACCAGCATGCATTTTAGCTACTCCGCCTTTCTTGAAGCCTCGGTTGAGTTCTCCTATGACTCTGCTTTTCTCAGCTCTTCGATTAGGGTTCATGCGCTCTGCATCAAGTCGGCCCATTTCTTCCAGTAAATTTCTTCTGCCTGGTCCACCTCTTTGACGTTTAATTACGCCTCCTTGCTTATATCCTTTGACTTTTCCACCTTTTTTCATTCCTGGTGCAGTCATTAATTCGGTCGGCATACGTCGAGATCTTTCATCTACTCCGTATCCACGGGAGTACATCATATCTCCTGTGCGACCACCAAGATTCATTTTTTTAACTGCTCCATATCCTCTTTTTGCAACCATCTCAGCCTCCTTGCCGATTATATTTCTTCCAGGTTCGTCGCTTGTGCTTATTCTTCGGCTTCGACCTAGGAGATCTTCCTATACTAGTCCTTTTTTTGATTGGTGTAAAGTACGTTGAACGCGTGAATATTTCGGCCACTAGTTTATAATTTTCCTGATGTTAATCGCGTTTTCTTTTCCTTTATTCTCTCCTATCTCGAATTCTATCTCTTCTCCCTCTGTTAGTGTATCAATACCCGCTTTTTCCAAAGCCGATACGTGCAAGAAGACATCCTTGCCTCCTGTGCCATTTTCAATAAATCCGTATCCTTTGGTTGGATTAAACCATTTAATTTTTCCTGTAGTCATTAGTTTTCCTTATAGTTAGTTGTTATTCATCCTCAATTATTTTGAGAATGTGTTTTTTTCCGTCTTCTTTCCATATTTCTGTTTTAGCCTTGACGGGTCGGCATTCTAATCTTGGGCCATCTGGCCCAGAACTTCTTTCACTTAGTCTTTTTGCTTTCAGGCAGTCTCCAATCGTGTCATAGGGTACGTGCTCCTTGAGATCCACCCCAATATACATTAATAGCGCTATAACAAGTTCAACCACCGTTGGCCTCCCTGAGCTTGTCTTTTAATTTTTCTATATTCTCCCTAGCTTCCTTCATATCTTCCTGAAGCCTTTTTATGTTGACGGCGTTGTGCATCATCGCCTCAACTTGTGCTTGTAATTTAGTTAATTGTCCGTCCTGGTATTCCAAAAGCATAAATTGTTCACTATCCGCGGGTAAACTGCCCATTTCACCCCTGGGCCATCCAATTCTAAACGCCGTATTTTCAACGAGATCAGCTTCCATCAATGTATTTCTAGTTTCCAATGTATTCAGCCGGGACTGGATGCCGAAGAAGGCCCACACTCCAACCGCTGTGGCCGATAATATGGCCAAAAGGTTGCGCATAGGCATGCTGATCGCGGTTTTATCCGATATATCAACTCTGCCGTTAGTCATTATATCACCGCCATTACAAATATTATTACTGTTATAATTCCTATAGCTATAACTAACTTATCAAACCAATCAGTCATTACAATCCTGCCACACTGACTATTATTCCACCTATGATCCAGATGACGTATACTGTTACTATTACTTCCATTAGTTGCTCTGTTGCATTATGGAACCTTTTTTATTTTTCTTCTTGCCCAGTTGCTTGATGCTTTTTTCCAAAACATCAATTTTTCCCTTGACACTCTCTATCTCAATGGAGAGATTAAATGTCTGGTTCAAGTTCCACGCTCCAAGCCCAATGAGAGCTGAAGCAATAATTCCAATTATCATTCTCTCCATAAAAACTCCTGTTTCACGGTTATCTGCATTGAATCCTTTCTCTGATCCTTGCTGTCATTAGCCTTGTCCACTTCATCTTGCCCGTAGGTTGTACTTACAGTTGTTTTATGGGGTTTCATAGACATACCAGAATACACACATCCATACATATTAAGTGCGCTAATGATAGCTAGGCTAAACATTAGCTTGTACATTATCCTTCTTGGAAAATAAGTGTTCCGTATGATACTGTTGTAAAAGTATACTTCAGACTGGTATTACATTTAATGCCGTCACCTGGTAATTCTATATAATTTGATGTTTCCGTAGTGGATCCATCAGGTATTTGAATTTTTAAAACTTCAGTTGTATCATCATATAACGTGATTGTGCCTTGAGCTTCAGTGTTCATATAATAAACAGCTAAAAGTCTAGCGGGACCGGCAAATGCAGTTTGACCTGAACCCGCC